CGCTCAAGTTCTCGTTATGGAAATTCGGCGAGGCAGTAAAGACCATCATCGGGGTTGCCAACGGAGCGGATCATGACTTCGATGTAGCGGTGGCTTCATCCGTCATGTTCGCAGCCGGGACGTGGAAATGGACCGCCTACGCCGAAAAGGGATCTGGCGGCACGCTGGAACGCTATACGATAGGTTCCGGAGAAGTTCTCATCAACCCGTGCCTGGCAAGTACCGGGTCGACGGCGGACCTTCGCTCCCATGCGGAGAAGATGCTGGACGCGATCGAGGCGGTACAGCTTGGCAGGGCAACCCATGCAGAGATGTCGTTGACCATCAATGGGAAGGCAATTCAGTATCTGAAGCCCGATGAACTGATTCGGTGGCGGGCTTTCTTCAAAAACGAGGTTGCAGAGGAAAAGAGGAAAGAAGATGTTGCACAAGGGAAGTCTTCCAGTCGGCGCATCGTGACGGAGTTCCGCTGATGAGTACCATACGACGCCTTGCGCGGAAATGGGGATTCGTCCACCAGGATGATATCCGGCGGGTGATGCAGAGAGGTTACGCTGCCGCCTCTAACAACCGGCTCTTGGGGGATTGGATCATGTCCCCGGTGACGGCAGACGCGGATATTCGGGCGGGATTGTTCGCAGTACGGAGTCGAGCCCGGGATCTCGCACAGAATAACGACCTCGCAAAGGCATATCTCCGCGCCATGAAAAAGAACATCGTCGGATCATCCGGGTTTGCGCTCCAGGTCAAGGCGGCAGATATCGTAAATGGGAAGCATGTTCCCGATAAGGCCGACAGCGACTACTTGGAGCGTTTGTTCTATGAGTGGATGAAACCGGAGACGGCGACGATCACGAAAGTCCTATCGTTCCGCAAAGTCCAAGAGCTCGTTATAGAGACAGTCGCCCGGGACGGGGAATGCTTTGTCCACCTGATGCGGGGAGAAAAAATAAATCAGTTCGGGTTTACCCTCCAGCTAATCGAGCCGGATTACGTGGACGAGAAATACAGCGACATCCTTTCGAATGGGAACGCCATCGTCATGGGTGTGGAAATGACCCCTTATCGCAAGCCGATCGCATACCACGTCGCGGAACGGAAGAATGCGATGGAACTCTACGGCTCCTTCTACGTCGGGGCTCCTTACCGAAGGATTCCGGCTGAGGACATCATCCACATCTACGATCGTGAACGCGCCGATCAAACTCGCGGAATCTCCTGGATGGCATCCGGGATGGTAAGCAACCGGCATCTTCATGGATACATCGAGGCTGCGGTCGTCAACTCGCGCGCCGGTGCCTGCAAGATGGGGTTTTTCAGGGATACAACTGGCGATGCGGGAGAATATCAGGGTGACGAGAAAGAGGCGGATACCGGCCTCCAGGTGGATATCGCCGAGCCTGGGACCTTCCGGGATATTGGCCGGCATGATTTTGTTGCCTATGACCCGAAGTATCCGCACGAACAGTTCGATCCGTTTACTAAGGCGATAATCCGGTTCATCGCTTCGGGGCTCGGGGTGTCTTATCAGACGCTTTCCGGGGACCTATCCGAGACAAGCTATGCATCTGGCCGCCAAGGTCTTCTTGAGGAGCGCGAGACCTACAAGAGCTCGCAGGAATTTATTCGGGAGACGTTCCTTGACCGCGTATTTACCGAGTGGCTTACGATGGGAATCTTGACCGGACGGATCAATCTACCATTTTACAAGCTCTCGAAGTTCAATCAGCCGAAGTGGACGGGGAGACGGTGGTCGTGGGTCGATCCACTGAAAGACGTACAGGCCGCGAAGGAAGCCCGGGCTGCCGGGTTCAAGTCATCGACGCAGATCATCAACGAGGCTGGCGGGGACATCGAAGATACCTACCTCGAAATCGCCCAGGAAAATGCGATGGCTTTGGAGCATGGGCTTGTTTTGGATTACGGGGTATCCCCAGGGACTGCGAATACAAACAAAGCCGATGCGGATAAAGAAGAATCAATGACCGTCAAGCCAAAAGGGAAAGGGAACGGGAAGCAAGCAACCGCGAACGCTTAAAACCGCACCGATCGGAGCGGAACGACGAAGGCCGGATATCCTCCGGCCTTTTTCTTTTGGAGGTATCAGCGATGAGTGAGAAGAAGGGACCGCCGAAACGGGAGAGCCGGACGATAAGCATCTGCCGGGAAATGGTCAAGGGGGCGGAAAGGATCGTCGATCTCGCTTTTTCTTCTGATGAGCCGATCGCCCGCTGGTGGGGGATCGAGATTCTTGATCATTCGAAGAAGGCGATGAGGATGGATCGGGCGAAGAAGGGAATCCCGCTCCTATTCAATCACAACCGGGATATGCACCTTGGCGTTCTCGAAGATTGCCGGTGCGACGACGACAAGAAGGGGAGAGGGACGGCCAGGTTTTCTCGCTCCGCTGCGGCAGAGGAAAAGTGGAAGGATATCGAAGACGGGATTCTGAAAGATGTTTCCGTCGGATATCAAGTGCATTTCGTGAAAGAAATTCCTGCGAAGGAATTATCACCGGAGCTGATGGCTCTGGCAGCCCAGGAAAAGCTGCCGGTCTATCGGATCACGGATTGGGAACCCTTCGAGTGCTCAATGGTCACGGTTCCTGCGGACCCGACGGTCGGCGTCGGGAGGGCCGCTGGGATGGAGGCCGGGCATGAGGAGGAGTTTAAGGTAGTTCTGCCTGGAAGCAATCCAATTATCGAAATCGTGAAGGAGGTAAGGGAAATGTCCGAGATCATCGTGAAAGATAAGACGCTCGAAGAGATCGAGCGGGATACGCAGGGGCAGCGCGAAAAGGCCGCGAAGGATGCGACCGAGCGTGAGCGCCATCGCGTGCAAGGAATCAACGATATCTACGAGAAGTTCAAGAACTTCATCCCCGAGATGGCCCGTCGAAAGGCCGTCGATGAGGGGATGCCTCTGCCCGACTTTCAGGCGTATGCCTTGAAGCGGATGGAGGATCCGAAGCCGGTGAATACGCCGGTCGCGGAACTCGGCCTTACCAGGCGAGAGGTCGAGCAGTACAGCGTCTCCAGGGCGATTCTCTCGCAGGTACCCGGAGAGAAAGTCGATGCATCCTTCGAGATGGAATGCCACAAGGAGCTTATCAAGAGGGGCATCGAATCGAAGCAGAACGGGATCCTCGTTCCCTACGATATCGCGCGGAAGCTCACCGATCCTCGCGGCACGCGCGGGACCGGGCAGCGCGATCTCTCCATCGTCGGCGGGGATACAGTTGGCGGATATCTCAAGGGGACCGATCATCTCGGGTCGGAGTTCATCGACGTTCTCCGGAATGCGATGGTCCTCCGGCGTGCTGGTGCCCGTGTTCTTTCGGGGTTGCGTGGCAACGTCTCCATCCCGAAGCGCACTGCCGGGGCAACCTCCTACTGGGTTGCCGAGGGTGTCGCTCCAACGGAAGGGGCGAATACCTACGCGCAGCTCGCCCTCACCCCCAAAAACGTGGCGGCGTTCATCGACTACACGAGGAACCTACTGCTCCAGAGCAATCCGTCCGTTGACGGCCTCGTCAACGGGGATCTCGCGTTATCGCTTGCCACGGCGATGGACCTCGCGGGATTTCATGGAACCGGAGCGGATGGGCAACCCCAAGGCATCATCGGAGTAAGCGGCGTTGGTGCAGTAACAGCCACGTCGGTAAACCTCGCGAAGATGCTCGAATTCCAGACGGACGTTGCCGGATCGAACGCACTCGCCGGTAACTGCGCCTACATCACAACCCCTGCGGTGGCTGGAATCCTGCGTTCGCAGCCGCAGTTCACCTACGGCGCGAAGCCGCTTTGGGAAGGGAACATCCTGGAATCTCCTGATGTCTGCGGGTTCCGGGGATTCGCGACGAACCAGATCACGGCGGGGTACTGCATCTTCGGCGACTACTCTCAGGTCGTGATCGGCGAATGGGGAGTGCTGGAGCTGCTCGTCAACCCGTTCATCCTTTCGTCTATCGGCGTGATCCGCGTCACGGCGTTCCAGTCGGTCGATATCGGACTCCGGTATCCGGGGGCGTTCTCCGCATCGACCAGCGTGACCGCTCCGTAACATGGTTCTCGATATCAACTCTGGGGGCCGGGGATTAGTCTCCGGCCTCCCTCGATCAAAAGGAGCAAAGGACATGGCTGAGAAAAGTGTAAAGATCAAGATCCTAAAGCCTTGCTACGCCGGCGGGACAGTTCGGAAGGCTGGCGAGATTTTGGCTGTTTCCGAGAACCTTGCGCGGGAACTCGCGTGGATGAAGAAGGCCGAGATTTTCAATCCGGAGCCAGCACCGGCTCCCTCGGCCAAGACGCCCGAGCCTCCCAAGGAAACAAAGGAAATAATCGAAGAAAAGAAGGGAGGAAAGGAGAAATGAAAAATCGACTGCTCGCGGTACTCGCTGCCGCGTTGATCGTCCTGGTCGGAGGGGCCGCATATGCGGTCACCGACCTTTACAACAATGCGCTCGCCGTAAAGGTGATCGCGCCTTATGACCACGGCACCGGGGACGCGGCGATGGTCGGGACGGTCGTCGATGGATTGGGCTACAACTCCATCACCTACATCATCAGCGTCGGGTCGCTCGCGGATAGCGATGTAACTTTAACGACCTTGCTGGAAGATTGCGAGGAGGCTGCCTGCGATACGACCAATGCAGCGGTTGCAGATGGATATCTGCTTGGAACGGAGGCCCTCGCATCTTTCGTGAATACCGAAGACAATACCGTCAAGATGCTTGGATACACCGGAGCAAGGCGGTATACCAGGATGACGATCACCCCGGCGAACAATACTGGGGTAATCCTCATCGGCGTAACTGCAATCAAGGGTCATCCGCAGTACGCTCCGGTCACGCATTAGGTGCCAGGATGGCCGACTTCCCGCACAGCGCCTTCCACGGCGCTTTCGTAAACGATGACTTCCACGGTCGGGATGCTATATGGACCCCGGCCGTGGGACAGTCGAAATCCTTTCGGGTGACGTTCGTCCTTGGCGTTGAGAGCATAAACCTCGGCGGGGATATCGTTCCACAGGGGGTGATCGCTCAGGCAGGGGTGCCATCTGCCGATGTAGTCGGAATCAAGCAGGGGGAGCCTCTCGTCATCGACGAGGTGACGTATCGAGTCCTCCGGATCCATCCGGATGAAACGGGATGGACAACGCTTTTCCTCGGGAAGGGGATCTAACGTGTCGGTCCGCTCTGACATCCTTGGTCACATCGAAACGGCACTAAAAGGAATCACCGACGTTGGGGATGTGCTTACCGGGAAATGGAAATTCGAGGAGGCGGACCTTGAATCGTTGAATTACCCGGCACTATTCATCTTCCAGGGGTCGGACAACGAATCGCAAAATAGTGATTTCAGCAAGGAGCTGTTCGACTGGAATGTGATCATCGAGGCATGGTGCGCGGACACCACTGTTGAAGCTCTTTTCGCGGCCATCCATACGGCGATGGCGGCCGATTCGACATTGGGTGGCCATGCGATACAGAGCAGGCGAATCGGATCTCAAATTTTCGCGCTTGATCCCGGACGGGGAATTATCTCCATGCAACAGACCCATATAATCCAGTACGAACATCCGAACGGACAACCATAGGAATTACCGGAGGAAAAGTGGAAGAGATAAAAACACTGACATTGGATGAGATCGAGCGATTCATCGAGGACGCAGGGTCGGACGATATTCCAACGTTCGGCGGGAAGCACGTCGGCGGAATCTATATCCAACAGATCCCGGATGAAATAGCCCCTTGCATCCACGCGATGCTCGAATCAGGGAGGAATATCGACTCTTACTTGGAAATCGGGGTTGCTGCCGGGGGGATGACGTACCTCATGAACCACTATTTCCACCCGGAGATTATCGTACTACTCGACACGAACGAGCATCCGCGCTGTGTAAACCGACCACAAGTCCTGGCCGGAATCATCTGTGAGGAGATCATCGGGAAATCTGGGGATGAAGCTGTCGCGGTAAGGGTCGCCGATCTCGGGCACGCATACGACGCCATGATGATCGACGGGGTGCATTACTACGAGAACGTCAAACGGGACATGGAACTGTACCTCCCCTTCCTCCGCGACGGCGGGTTCCTGATGCTCCACGATTCGGCTCTGCATAATTGGGGTGTCCCCCGCGTGGTGGCGGAATTGAAGGAAAACCCGGCGTTGAAGTTCATCGGAGAATGGACGACCAAGACGGGGCGCGTGCCTTGCGGGGTTGCGCTGTTCCGGAGGATATCATGATGAAGATTCCAGGGCATGACCCGATCTGTAAGGAGATATGTGACGTCCTCGGCCTGCAGCATGTGACGCGCCTCGAATTCACGATGCAGGTAGGCCATGTCGCCACGGTGACGGCGAGGTACTTTCCGGAGAAGGATGGCGTCTCGCAGTTCCCGGCGATCCTGCAAAAGTACAAGTTGGTTCCAATCGGAGAGCCCCAGGAGGACAAAGGGTGAAGTTCTCCTTCGGCGTGTGCGTGAATGATATCGTCCGACTGGATATGTGCCTCCGACAGTCGGAGATCGACCCGGCGATCAAGGTTCACACGATCAAGATGCCAACTTCAGCGACGAAGGGACTGAACAAGTTGCTCGGGCTGATCGAGCAGGACGGGGCCGATGTCGCGGTCCTCGTCCACCAGGACATGTACTTCCGGAACGGATGGCTCGAACAGGTCGAGGCTCAGATAGACAAGCTCCCGGATTCGTGGATTGTCGCCGGAATCATCGGGAAGTGCATGGAAGGGAAGATTTGCGGGAACTTACACGACATGCGCGTCCCGCTGATATTCAACACGTCCGACCAGCACAAGTTCCCACAGCCGGCATCGTGCTTCGATGAGTGCTGCATACTCGTCAACGCGAAAAAGAATTTCAGGTTTGACCAACGGCTCGACGGCTTCGACCTGTACGGGACGCTGTGTGTCTGCCAGGCGTGGGAAATGGGAGGCACGGCGTGGATCATCGACGCATTCGCCGAGCATTATTGCCTCCGCAACTTTCAATGGTTTCCGGATAAGCGGTTCGAGCGGAACTTCAAGTGGCTGCATGAACGATTTCCGCACGCTCCGAGGATAGACACGACGGTACTCGGGGTGCCGCGCGAGGCATCGCCGGCGCGTTATGACAGGACGACGGATGCGCTATCGGAGCAGATAAAGGCGCACGGGGAAGCACTTCGGGAAATCCAACCCTCAAGCGAAAACTGACAGGAGGTAGATGAAATGGCAAGTATTGGAGGTCGTCTGAGCAAAGTGATGTACGGCTCCGTGGTGATCGCGGGGCTCGGAACGTGGTCGATGTCCGGGTTCGTCCCGGACGTGCAGGAGGACACCTCGTTCGGTGACACGGTGAAGAAGTGGAAGCGGGCCGGGATCGACGATGCCGGGTCTGTTTCATTCTCCGGCAACTATGATCCCGACGACACGAACGGGCAGGTCGCGTTGAATGCACTGAA